ACACGATTGATTTTGTTTTGATACAAATCGTGCGGCATCTGACCTAGATCTTCGAGCGCGATATTAAGAAGATTAGCGTCGATACGTTCTGCGATCTTCTCTTCAGCCATTTCCATAGTGACGTAGAGAACGTTCTTCCCGAGCGTGAGATTAGCTGCTGCAAGATGACACATCATCAAAGTCTTACCAGCACCAGTGCCAGCAAGAATGATATTAAGTGACTTGCGTGACAATCCTCCACGAGTGATAGCATTCATCAGTTCGAGATCGAAAGGTAGTTTCTCCTCGACTCGATGATAGAAATCGTATCTCTCTTCGTAGTCTTCAATGAAATCATGTCCGATATGACTATCGAAAGATACGCCAAGTGCTTCAGATAGGATTTCAGGGATAGAGTTCTTCGTGCGAGCTTTATCTTTGCCGTCAAGGATAGTGATGCTATCCATAACGGCGTTGTAGATTGCTCTCTCTTGACAGAACGACTCAGTGTTTTCCAACAACCAAGCCATGTCCGATGGCTCAGGATCAACTAGATCATGAACGAGAGCCATCGAACGCTTATGTTCTTCTTCAGAAAGAGTGGAAGTAGATTCAATATCAATACCGATAGCTTCGCGAGTAGGACGACTATTATATTTCAACATAAACTCATGGATGCGCTTGAACACAATGCGCTCACTGGTATCACTGAAATACTCTTCCTTCAAAAAAGGTAACGTCTTACGGGCAAAATCTTCGTTATGAACTAGATTCTTTAGAATCGTCAGTTCTATCTTCATTACCGATTCTTCCCACTTGTTTGATTAAAATATCTTGTAGAATACACGCAACTGTGTCGTCTAAACTATCTTTGAGCTTACCTTCAAACATTCCGTCAGCCCAAAATGACTCGATGACATGATAGTTAAATTTCATCCAAGGATCTTCACTATCTTCGACTTCAGTTGAAACCTTTAAGTTTTCATAGTGATATACTACGCCTTCAAACTCGCCGTCTTCGATTCGAAAGCAAATGAAATTTGGTACGTCTACTCTATCTACAGTAGTATACTTCGGAGCGACGGGATTGTCAATGACTTTCATGATCAGGTGCCTTGATAATAACTCTAGGGTCAAATCTCAAGATACCGAGAGTGAAATTCTCAGCAGCATCTTCTGCGTATCGCAATGACTTATTAGGGAATGTGCGATACTCGATGAGTTCGTTGTTTTCATAGAACTCTACGCCGTATGTGCCATTATCTAATATGATAGTGGCAGTCTTACTCTTGTCATCACTCCAAAACTCACTCAGCGTCATCATTGTTTCCTGTTTCATCGAGAATTGCTCCATGTGCCATAGAATACTTATCTTTGATATATTTACCGAAGTCTGTTTCTTTGAACATCTTCAGCCAGAACTCTTTATTATCTACAATATCACCCGCACGCATACTAGGTTGTCTCACTTCTCCTGTTTCCTTATCAACTGTTGCATACCAACCATTCTTTGGTTTTACAATATAACCACCATCAACAGCAACATCAAGCAAACCACTCCAGCGGTTAATACCGCCCTCGAATGATACGGTGATTGGAATCTTTGACTTTTCTCTGACATATCTTGATTTCTCCACGTTAATTACAAAGTGATAACCTTGTATACCGTCAGCATCTTTATCCTGCTGACGACCAAGGATCCAAATAGCGTCTGATGAGTAATAAGAACCAGTTCCGCCTCCAACGATATCCTTTGGATACAGACCGATTTCCTTATATGTATGATTGACAACGACCATAGGAATATCACGCATCGTGAGATACGGAGTTACCATACGGAACAACGACTTGAGCTGCTTCGCGCGAGACATATCCGCTACAGACTTTTCGTTAAGAGCATCTTCGACTTCTTTCTTAGAAGCAAGATTACCAATCGAGTCGATAACAATCATAACTCGATCAGAGCGCTCGATATTGGTCAGCTGCTTCATGATGTCGAACTTGAGTTCTTCGACGTCCATGATGGGCGTATGAACTACCTTGTCGAAGGGGATACCAAATGTGTTGAAATACGATTGTGGCGTACCAAACTCACTATCATAGAACAATACGACGCCATCATCATACTTCTTGAGAAACGCTGACGCAAGGAGCAACGCGAAACCAGTTTTGAAATGCTTTGATGGCCCAGCCAACATAGTAAGACCAGGAGTAATTCCGCCATCTACAGAGCCAGACAACGCAACGTTAATCATAGGCACAGTAGTTGGAATCATATCTTTCTTGGTGAAAATCTTGCTATCTGTGAGCGTAGCGGTAAATGCGATCGTACTATTCTTAATCAACTTATCTTTTAGTGACATATCATATCCTCTTCTCAAAAAGAACCAATCTTTCAACATGATTATAGTATACTCCAAACGTGAGTGATTGTCAAGACTTCTTTTCTATTACAATGTCATCCCATAAGTCACCGTTGGTTGTCACAGCATCTATGCTATCGACTTCTAGCTTCATGTCTTTGCTGGCTGCGATAATCATAAGAACAGCAAGGGGATCGATGACTAGCACGAGCATTAGAATCATCGTACGAATAGCCGACTCCAAGTCTTTCTCATTTCCTTCTCCGTACATCAACTCTGCGACATAACGGATAGGGCCTACTTCTAATCTCATTGCGCGAGTTTGTGCGGCTAACGGAGCTTTCTCATCTAACAGCTTCTCGATTGTAGCCTGAGCAGCCTTAATATCAACTGCTATCATATCACGTTCTTTCTTCTGCTGAGAACGTAATTGCAAAGCTGTCTGAGCGCGATTATTCTTTTCGATAATAGAGTCGATTGCTTTATCCATCTGTCCGAGCTGCTGTTCAGACTTAGTGATACGCATGCGCTCGCGCACGAGCGAACTATCTATACGTTCAATCTTAGCAGCTACGTCTCCACTAGGAGCAGTCTGCTCAAGATGCGCTTTCGATAGGAATCCAAAGATACCCATACTCGTGATGATCATGAGAATAATAAGCGCAGAAGTGAAATATGATTTCATTAGGAACGGAACATACTTCCAGTTCCTGTAGAGCCATGAAGCAAGAACAATCTTACCTATTTCTAATGTTCCACCAAGGATAACGATTGCCCAGAATGCTCCAGCAAAGATAGCTGTCAATCCTGTCACGGAGTACCAAGCAGAAACGACGGAGAGTGCTATCCCCGTCGTCATTATTAGTATTCTATCGAAACTTAATGTCATAGACCTCTTGTTGTCGTCAATACTTTTTCAAGCATTTCCTGACACTTATCCTTACGATTAGGCCAATGGATATACGCTTTGTCTGACGTCTTGATGAGATTATTCAACAGAGGAACAATGATGCCCTCTAGAACTTTAATCTTATGAGCAAGCTCTTCTTCTTTATCAGTGAGAGCTTGACCTTTCGCATCAAGCTCTAGAAGAACATCAGACTTAATTTCATCTTCGTCTACACCTGTGAATCCGAAGTCGAAGTCAGCATATTCCTGTGGTACTTTGATTGCCATTTAAAAGAAATCCTCTAGTGTGCTTTGCTTCTCTTCGTGCCAGTTAATCACTTCAAGGATTGCACGGAGCGGCGACATGAACGCTTTGTCGAACTGTGTATCGTAATCAATATATTCGTCTAGACGAAATTCATTTGGAAGCTGAGAGAAAGCACAAATCACGTTCTCATGAAGTGGATTAGGCATTTTTAGATAAGAGAATCGAATCTTATCTCCATCCTGAATCAGTTCATATTTCTTCTGGAGCTTTAACTTCTTAACATAATTGTTATAAGTGATAGCACCACGAACATGAATCGGAATACTCTTAGTCTCGTTTTTATATTTAGTTAGATCTTGAACTGAACGAGGAAACGATACTTCCTCGAACGATAGCTTATAGAATTTGGTTTTGAACTCAGAAATGAACGTATGAAGCTCGTTCTCTGGCTTAGTCATAACGATCAGGAGAGCTTCCTTAATAGCTTCACGACACACAGCAGGAGTCGAAGACTTGACAGCTTCGATTCCCATAATCTTCAGCTTTGGTTTCGCATAGCGAACGCCTTCCGAATCATGAACGTTGAGGATATATCGCTTCTTCGCAGTCCAGATGCCACGGTCAGCAATAACCTCACGCTTCATATTCATTTTTTGTTGGAAGGCAGACATATTGTCAGCAAGATCCTGATAGATGCGATCAATAACTGGTTCCATCTTATCGCGAGCAACTTTATCCAGAAAGTTAATGATCTTCTCTTTAAGACCGTTATCAAGACCCTCTGTCTTAATCCTCTCCGCAAACACGCTATGTACCAGCTTATCAAAAGAGATATAAAGCGAGTCGGTATCAGACGCGATAACATAATCGTAATCTCCTGTTTTCAATAGATTATTGAGATATCTATTCATCTCGTTTTCAGCCCAACGAATGGATAGCTGACCACCAAGAGTAATAGCAGTTGCCTGATCAATGTCAAAGAAACGGAAATGAGGATTACCGATAGCGCCGTAAGCTGAGTTCAACTGTACCTTCTTTGCAAGCTGCATGTTCTTATATCGCGAGATATCTTTGACAGCCTGCTTATCTTTGGTTGCTTCGTAACGCTTTTGTGCCTCGATCATCTTGTCCTTATAGACGACGCGATCGTTATACATACGCTGCATAATCTCAGGGAGAAATCCCTGCTTATCCTTCTTGAAGAAGCATCCATTAGCTGCAAGACCGTAGCCTTCTGGTACTTCGGGGAATATCCCTTCAAGCAGCTCGTCTACGCTCGTGCGTGCTTTCTTTCCTTGCAATAGCGTCTCTGGAGAGATATTATATTGCATGATAAGATGAGGATACAGACTATTCAAGTCGAAGGACATAACCCAATCATATCCTCCAGGCTTAGGTTCTTTAACGAAAGCTCCGATATATGCTTCTTCTTTGCT